ACAAAAAGTTACAGCAGCTTTAAAAAGTAATGTGATGAAAGAAATAGAAACACCGCAAGATATTAAAGCACTTGTTAACAGTGTTACTGATGCAATGAAAATGTTTAATATAATGACAGGCGGAATTACATCACGATCAGAAAGCATCACTCATAACGTAGCTAGTCCTGATGAAATAAAAAAACAAATCATGTTATTAATGACAAGCCTTGCAAGTGATGGAATAGAAATAGAACCATTAGAAAAAGAAGACAAAGAAAAACTAAACTAATTTTCTACAAAACAAAAAAGAATCCTAGATGTAGCGGTGATAAATTTGACCCCCACCCCCCATCTAGCAGCAGACACATAACATCCATACACTGCACATACTGTGTGATAATTAAGAATACCTAGTGCCATGAAGGACTAGGGATAACTTGCTATAGAAGGAGATTAATATGCACAACGTAGCAACAATAAATAAGTATGGCATACCAAATCATATAAGAAATATGTTCTTAGGATTTGAAGATGCCTTCGAGATGCTTGATACATTTACAAGCAAATCAGAGTATCCACCCTACAACATAGAAAGGGTCTCTGAAGATGAATATGTCTTGGAGATGGCAATAGCTGGCTTCAAGAAAGGTGATATCAATATATCCGTAGAGAAAAACATTCTCAAAGTACAAGGAGCTTCTGATAAGAAAGATGCCAACTATGTACACAAAGGATTAGCCACTAGGAAGTTCCAAAAGGCTTTTCACTTAGCAGAGCACATGGAAGTGGGCAGTGCGAAAAGTGAGGATGGTATTCTCAAGATAAATCTGGTAAGAAACATACCAGAAGAGGAGAAACCGAAAATCATCGAAATCGGCTAAAAAAAAACGAAATGCCAAAAGTATCAAGTGATGTCGGACAGAAGGTTGCACAATTAGAACAATTAGTTTCTAAATTAAAAGAAGTAGAGTCAAAAGAGAAAGCAAAGAATACTTTACTCGGATATGCTAAATATCAGATGGAAGAGTATCTTTCACCCCCACACATAGAATTGCTTGCATCTAAACTGCAAGATGTGGAGAGAGGTAAGATCAAGAGACTTGCAATATTTATGCCACCCAGACACGGAAAGTCTATCCTAACATCGGAGTTCTTTCCCGCTTGGTACTTAGGCAGAAACCCAAAGAAGTATATTATTTGTTCGACATACGGACAGGAACTAGCAGATGACTTTGGTCGAAAGGTAAGAAACCAACTGCAAGATGCTAGATATCAAGAGATATTCCCAGACGTTGGACTTGCAACTGACTCATCTAGTATGAGACGTTTCAATACAACACAAGGAGGAGTATATTATGCGGTTGGTGCTGGTAGTGCTATTACTGGTCGTGGTGCTCACCTCCTGCTCATCGATGACCCTATTAAGGGAAGAGAAGACGCAGACTCAGAAGCCATGCGGAATAACCTCCTCGATTGGTACAGATCAACAGCATATACACGTCTCATGCCAGGTGGGAGTGTGGTTCTTATCCAAACCAGGTGGCATGAAGATGACTTGGCTGGATGGGTTCTTAAAGAAACTGAACATGAAGGATGGGAAGTAATAGAGTTCCCAGCTATTCTAGATAAGCGAGCAGCTAAACTTCTAAAGAGTAAAGAGGGCAAACCTCTGTGGGAAGAAGCGTATCCTTTATCTAGACTAAAAGAAATTAAGAAAACTCTCGGAACGAGAGAGTGGGCATCTTTGTATGCACAGAAACCTTCTGTAGAAGAAGGCAACATTGTGAAACGATGGTGGTGGAAAAAATGGAAATACGATGAACCACCTCCATGTGATTACATTCTACAATCGTGGGATACTGCATATACAACAGGAAAGTCTTCTGACTATTCTGCTTGTACAACGTGGGGTGTCTTTACGGATGAGAATGGTGAATCCAATGTTATATTGCTTGGAGCAAAAAGAGACAAGTGGGAGTTCCCAGAACTTAAAAGGGTTGCTGTAGATTATTACAACCAATTTAATCCCGACTTAATTATAATAGAAGCAAAGGCAAGTGGACTATCGCTGGTACAAGAGTTATCCAGAATGGGTATACCGATTACACCTTTTAATCCAAAGAAACAGGATAAAAGGTCTAGGGTACATTCAATTACTCCCTTGTTAGAATCTGGAAAAATATGGTATCCAGATAGAGACTTTGCAGAGGATGTTATCTCTCAGTGTGCATCATTCCCTAATTCAAAGAATGATGACTTGGTAGACTCAACATCACAAGCTCTGTTAAGATTAAGAAAAGGATGGTTAATTACACATCAGCAAGATTTCATCCCAGAAGAAACAACAGGCAGTAAAGGAAGTTATTGGTCATGGACAAGATAAAAGAATCAATCAAACATCACGAAGGTTATAGAAACAAAGTATACCTAGATACCCTAGGAAAGAGAACTGTGGGGTACGGGCATCTGTGTGTAGAAGATTTTTGGGAAGACGATAAAGAATACGATAAAGAGTTTTTAGATGGCATCTTTGATGTCGACTATAAAAAAGCAGAAGACTCTGCAAAAAGATTATTTGAAATGAATGGTTGTCAAGATATGGATGACCAAGCCAAAGGCATTATCATAGAGATGGTGTTTCAGCTTGGACCAACAGGTGTATCCAAATTTAAGATGATGTGGAAAAGTTTATCGGAACTAAACTATGTGGGTGCGAGCTATGAGATGATCGATTCCAGATGGTATAAACAGACAACTAATCGGGCAAAAGAATTAAGTAACAGAATGAAGAATATTTCAATCAAAGATTTAGATAGGAGCTTACAATGAAAAAGAACTTAAAACCAGTAAACAAACAAAAGAATCCTGGTCTAGCAAAACTACCAACAGCAGTGAGAAACAAAATGGGTTTCATGGCTAAAGGTGGTGCTGTAAAAAGAATGGCTAAAGGTGGAAGTGTATCTCGTGGTCAATACGATGCACAGGTTAAGAAGATTAAATTCAAAGGTGTATTCTAATGATTATTATCGGCAAAGGTGTAAAGCCTGCTGCTGGAACTAAGTCTACTACAAAGGTAGCAGTAATAATTGGAACTAGTGGTAAAAAGAAAAAAAATAAAAAAAGAAGAAATGCTGCTAGAAAAAAAGGTACAAAATTTAAAGGAATATTTTAATGGTAACTAAGTACATTAAATTTAAAGGGTCAATTAAACCTAAAAGACTCACTCTAGCTACTGATGCTAAATTAAAACAATTAAAAAATACAGGCTTTAGACAAGGTAAAGATTATGAAGTGGTTTCTAAAAAAATTGCTTTAGGTAAAAATAAAGGTGGATTAGTAAAAAAAGTTATTAAAAGTTTAAAAAAAGCATCTAAATCACACGCAGGACAAGCAAAGACTTTACAAAAATTAATTAAGAAAAAGTAAAAGGAATATTCATGGTAAGACAATCAAACGAACCAGTAGATCAAACACTAGTTGAATCTGTAGAGATAGTTGTAGGAGATCAACAAGAAGAGGAAAGAGTTGTTGCTGATAACTTAGCAGATGAGTTTGAAGAAGAACAATTATCAGAACTTGCTAGTGATCTAATACAAGCATACGATGCAGACGTTAGAAGCAGATCAGATTGGGAAGAGAATGTCAAAAAAGGTATGGAGCTTCTAGGATTAAAACTAGAAGATATGCAACATCCTTTTCCTGGAGCTTGTTCAGCACATCACCCATTAATGATTGAAGCTGCTGTACAGTTTCATGCACAAGCATTAAAAGAATTATTCCCTGCAAACGGACCTGTTAAAACACAAATAGTTGGTGAAGTAAATAAAGACAAACAAGATCAAGCTCATCGTGTCAAAGACTTCATGAACTACCAAGTCACAGAACAGATGGAAGAATACTTTGATGACTTAGATCAAATGTTATTCTATCTTCCTATTGTAGGTAGCTGTTTTAAAAAAGTATATTATGATTCTGAGTTAGAAAGACCAGTTTCTAAATTTATACCTGTTACAGATTTTGTTGTATCTAGTAATACAACAGAACTAAGAACTAGTGGTAGATATACTCACGTTATTAGAATGGAGTACAACGAACTTCGTAAAAGACAAGTGAGTGGTTTCTACAGAGACATAGAGATGATGCAAGAGGAAAGCTCTACTGAGTCATACTCTGTAACTGGTATAAACGAAAAGATACAAGACATTGAAGGTATCAAACCACAAAAAGGTTACAAGAACGATGCAAGATTTACACTCTTGGAGATGCACGTTGATTTAGAACTACCTGGTTCTGAAAAAGAATTTGCTTGTCCATACATTGTAACAATATGCAAAGAGACTAGAGAGATACTTTCTATTAGAGAAAATTTTAAAGATGACGACCCAAAAGTTAAAAGAATACAATACTTTGTACATTATAAGTTTTTACCTGGTTTTAATTTTTATGGATTAGGATACGTTCACCTTCTTGGTAACTTACAAAAAACTGCTACTACTATTCTACGTTCACTTGTAGATGCAGGTCAGTTTAGTAATCTACCTGGTGGATTTAAAACTCGTGGTATGCGAGTTGAAGGTGAAACACCAATAGGCTTTGGTGAATTTAGAGATGTAGAAGGTTATGGCGATGATATACGAAAGTCTATCGTTCCTTTGCCATTTAAAGAACCATCACAAGTTTTAACAGCTTTACTAGGTTCTTTGACACAAGAAGGCAGAAGACTTGCAGCTATAACTGATTTACAAACTGGTAACATGAATACACAAGCTCCTGTAGGAACTACAGTTGCATTGTTAGAGCAAGGCATCAAAGTTATGTCTTCTATTCACAAAAGATTACACAAAGCACAAAGAGAAGAATTTAGAATACTAGCTAGAACAAATTTCGACTTTCTACCAAACTTTTACCCTTATGCTGTCGAAGGTGTGGGGAGACAAATATTCAGACAAGATTTTGATGGTAGAGTCGATATCCTCCCAGTATCTGACCCTAACATCTTTTCGACAGCACAAAGAGTTTTACTTGCACAAACACAACTGCAAGCAGCTTCACAAGCTCCACAGATACATGATCTTCGTGAAGCATATAGAAGATTATACAAAGCACTTGATGTAGAGAACATTGATGAGATGTTGATACCAGAGATAGGTTCTAAACCCATGGACCCAGCTACAGAGAACTATACAATGATGTATAACAGACCTGTAAAAGCATACGCATGGCAAGACCACGATGCACACATAGCAGTGCACGAAGCGTTTATGGGCGACCCATCAATTATTCCACAAGACCCTAAACTACAACAAGC